AGTTAAAGCCAGCCACATTGTCTCTTGACAGAGCTTCTCCAGCAGTCATCAAGGCCCTCATGCTGGGCATAACTTCCAAGCTGTGTATCTGTTTGTACAGGTCTTTAGCTTCTTTGCTAGTCAGCTTTTCTTGTGTTACCCAGAAGTCCAAGTAACGGTTCACTGTCTCTTCCCAAGATTCCCGGCGTTGTTCTTCCGGTAGGTAACGGGCGTACCTAGATTTATGTATATATTGCTGGTAAGCATCCATTATATTTCATATTCCCCACTGGTTAATAAAGTCATTTTCATTTGATCGAACAAAAAGTTTAAATCAGCAGCTTCCATGTTAGTAGACACTACTATGTAATCGTCTGATTTCATTATGCAGAAAGCTTCGTTGTAATCCGATAAATTTTCAACGGATGTTATGGAGTTAAAAACTTCCGGAACCCCAACTTTTTCTGACTTTTCTTTAAAGTTACCTTTGATAACTTTCATCACTCCTCCTCTACTGCTTCAATAAGACGGTCCAAGTACCAACGGGCCTTCTTAAGATCCTCTATTGGATTAGTTTTGTACTTCCAACGGTGGAGGTACTTGAGGACTGAACCTTCGTAGTAGTCCATTATCCCTGTCTCACCAAGCTGCTGCTTGATGTAATCAATTGCTTCAACCTGACCGTTATTATAATGGGCTGGTCTGGTTACAGCGTCAAAAGCTTTGTCCCATTCTTGCGGAGTAGCAATATCAATACCCATTTTAGTCCTCCTCTTCATAAGCGGATAACTCCAATTCGTCAAATTTATCTAGGTTTTGTAAGACACGAGATTCAAAAGCTTCCAGTAAATCTTCAGCGTTGATATTTAACGTTTCACATAAAAGATCGACATCGTACTCTTGAAGTATACGCTCCTTTAGTTCTTCATATAGCATAGGCATAATCAAGTAACTCACTAACGGTTGGTAATGTGTAAAACTTCAATCCTTCTTTATCACACCATTGGCCCATCGTCATCTTGGCCCCTTTACGTATTTTTTTGTTTGGATCGGAAAGGACAAATACAAGCTCTGCTTCGTTCAACGAATCTCGTATTGACTTATACTTCATCGTGTCACCCTGTCGAAAGAAACCTTTGCACTCTACAAACAACCAATCATTGAAAACAAAATCCGGTTTGTACTCTCTATGTATCGTATAAGGTATTGAGTAAGGTTCATACTTCATCGTTCTGGGAGGAATACTCTCAGCAAATTTCTTTTCTAATCCAGACCTATACCCTCCGTACTTAGCTTTTTTAGAAGCCATCTACAAACTCCAAAACCTTAGGCTCTTTAACTATTTTAGTCAGGTACACAGGACCTTTAGAATAGATAAAGGTTCTTAGTTTAGGATAACAACGTTCCTTAAACGAACAGTAAGAACAACCTATTGCTAACTTTCTATTACCCGATTTACCGTCCGGTACATCCTCATAGCAAAAGCTTTCAGGTTCTTTCTGATCTACAAGGCTCTTAACGTGCCTGACACGATCCGCTATGTCTCCTTGAAGGAGATTATGCATAGGATCAGTTTTGTCGTCCAGATGGTGTTTACAGAAGGTTAAGTGTCCGTTCTGCTTATCCATTGCAAGCCATGCAAACTCTCTTTCACCTTCAGAATGTGCATAAGCTTTTAACTGATCGACGTAACCAAATTGATCGTCTTCCGGAACTTTTCGTTCTTTGAACTTTTTAAATCCGAATACACTGGCTGATTTAACATCAGTAACAATCCCGTCAATCTTACAGTCCATGTGTCCGTCTATGCCTTCAACCGTACACTTTTTCTGTTCATCTGTTACTTCGTGTCCTGACATTCTAGCTAGAAACAGAAGAAGTTCTTCAATAACGTGTCCGTATAAAAACTTAACGTAAGTGTTCGGTTGTAGTTCTTCCTTAACTGTCCCGTGATATTTATTCCAGATATATTTATCTTTTCTACCTATCATGGATAAACGAAGTTTACGGCTATCTTCAACCCTGTCTCTGTTGAATTTTTTTCTCATTAAATCCTTCATCGACTCTCCGAATTTTTCTATTTCCTTCTCAATATCAACGGAGTCAGGAACGTCGTGTGTCGAAACAAGATTGTATATATCTTCTATTAATGTGTCTGTGCCCAAGAGTCACCTACCTTAAATTCACCGTCCAAAGGACATTTTAAATCCCAATGTAGCCCAGCAGCCTCTATACAGGAAACAGCCAAACCTCCAAAGACATTCACCTTATCAGCTATTACCTCACTCTGTATCTCATCGTGAATGTTACCGATAAACTTATAGTCTATGCCCCATAGTTTAGCATACTCATCTAGCAGAATCAAAGCTTTTTTCATAACTAAAGCCCCTGCTGACTGAAGTAGCGTGTTTAATGCAGCATGTTCTGATCTGACAAAAAGTCTTCTACCATCAAGTCCTCTGAGATAGCCTCTCCCAGCAGCCTTAACCACTCGTTCTCGTAGACTTCCAAGAGAAGGTGTGTTTCTGAGAAATCTTTCTTTGAGATAAGCACCATCTGATGCGCTTCCTCCAACGATATTTCCGATTTTAGCGTCTCCAGCCCCGTAGAGGAAAGCATAGATGAAAGTCTTTGCCTGAGGTCTTGTTTCAAGTCCAGCAGCCAACTGATTTCTTGTGTGTATGTCGTCTTTGAGGAGGACATTAGTAAACTCCTTATCTTCCATGTAATGAGCAAGCATCCGTAATTCAAGACCGCTTGCGTCTACTCCAACAACTTTGTAACCTTCCGGTGTAATCCAACAAGCTCTACACTCTTCACCGTAAGGCGAGTTAGTTGAGGGAACCTGTGCCATGTTAGGGCTTGAATGTGTCATGCGGCCTGTCACAGCACCGTTTGAATTGACGTACCCATGTACCCTACCATCGTCCTTAACAGCCTCTAACCAGCTTTGAACTTGAGCTATACGCTTCTGAACCATGATGTATTCAGCAATAAGCTTGGCTTCTTTAATACCTTCTACACTCTCTAGCGTAGATTCGTCTACAACAGGTTGACCGCTTTCCGTAAAAACTGTAGGTTCCCAACCAAAATGCTGTAGGTAGCGACCTATCTGTTTTCTCGAACCTAAGTTGAACGGAATATAATCAACCCTAGAAAACTCGCCAGCAACTTGAGTCCAAGATTCACCTAGAAACTTAAGCCCCACAGCAGAGAACGTCCCGTCTTTTTTAATCTTAGGAGTTACTGTCTTAATAAAAGTAGGCAAAGGTAAAAAAGTCTTTTGAACTTCTTCTTCAAGAGCGTATAGCTTTTCTTTCAAAGCCGCCAGAAGCAATAACGCATGTCGTTCATCGAGCAACCAACCGTTTTTGACCTGTTTTTGTATGATACGTTGAACGTCATGTTCTAACTGTATAGCTTCTTCAGCAAACCCCGCCAACTCTGAGTCTAGCTGAAGTAAAACTCTCTGCGTAACCTGCACGTCTTGTTCACAATACTTAACCATTTCACAGGATAGTTGTGACCAATCTTCATGCTCTCCTTTTGGAAAACCTAACGTCTCTCCCCACTGTCTAAGAGAGTGTCCCTTATCTCTTGAAGGGTTTGCTAAACGGGACAGAACTAACGAATCATATAGCTCGTAGCCAGACCAATCCACGTTCCAAATTCTTTCCAGAACTGGATAATCAAAACCTATCCCGTTGTGTGCCACAATGGAGGTAGTGCCACAAGAGGTTAGTCCTTCCTTAAACTCCTGCTCGTTGTAGACTGTGCCAAAAAGGTTTGTAGAACAACACCATATTTTAGTAGCGTCCAGCCCATCCGTTTCAATATCAAGAATCAATGCTTTTTGAAGTAAGCTCATCCATTGGCCTCAAATCACTAATCGGTACTTGGTAACAGTCCGATTTTACCCGCCATCCATTAGAAGGGTCAACAGCCCCCTTCTCCATAAAGTTTGCTTTTTCAAAGTATTCATCTTTCGGTAAGAAACCTAAGAGCCAACCTACAGACATATCACCTTTGACTCGCGTAAAAACGTAAACATCGCATCTCTGTTTTGTATTCAACGAAGCTACGGAACATTCATAATCCAACTTTGGTTTATAGTTAGTTCGTTTCGTTTTCACATCTATAGCAAAACCGTTATTCAGTACAATATCATAGTCGTAAGTGTTTGACCAGCGAACTGTCTCTTCATTATCGAGCAGATATTTGTGGACTAAACCTTCTCCTATGAAACCGACTAGGTTCCCTTCACCTTTTGTAATAGAGTTTTTTAGTTCACCCATTTCAACTGATTTTTTGTGTGCGTGGGTTACTATATCTGTATCTACTTTAAGCGATACAAGCTGGTCTATGTCAGAAATCATTCGACGCCTCCTCAGGTTTTGTGGTTTCAAACATTCTTCCTGTCTCTCTGTCGTATCTTAAGTAACAAGCGGGACC